GGCGAATCGTCCATCGCGAGTCCCATTACTCCGTCCATATATAAATAACTACCTATACCCGTAAGTAAAGCTCCTATACCGGGATTAAAGAAAGAGACTATAATACCAATAATGGTTAATACTCCTCCAAACCATTCTTTAAACTTGTCATCAAGTCCTGACCCTTGTGGAACAGGAACTATAAATATATCATCATTAGTAAGACTTAATTCTGCTTCTTCTTTCTTTACAAATTCGTCTCCTCTTTTAAAAGCATACTCTACTCCTTTTTCTTGTTCATCAAAGAAAAAGTTGTAGAATCCTTTTCTTTGCACAGCAATAGCTCTTAAAACTTGTTTTAGATTCTTTGCTTCAAAAGAAAATTCTTTTCCAAACTTTTCTCCTACTTTACCTAATAAATATACTTTTTTCATTTTGGCTCCAATATGTAATGTTTCTTATCTGGGTAGGATACTATAAGATATGGTATACCTACCGAATTGCAATTGTCTATATCATGCTGACTTGGGTTACAATCTGAGTCGTAGTGACTATGGACAACATATTTTATTTTTGATTTTAATTGATAACTAACTAAAGTCATCGGGTCAATTTTAAAGTGTGATTTTTTATTCTCGGCAATATTTTTGACTTCGATAAATTTTTCAATTCCATTTTCTTCTAATACAAAACCGCACATTTCCTCAGGCGCTTTATTTTTTGCTGCTTTATAAATAGAATCCATCATGAGAAGTTCTTTGACCCTGGAAATCCTCCGAAAGGTATTACCACTTGTGTACTAAAATCTGGATTCGGTAACGATGCACTATCAGTAGCATTTTTAGGATTAAATCCAAATCTCATTCCGCAACCTTTCAATTGTTTACTACATAAATCTCCTCTTTCCCAATGTAATCCATGGGTAGGAGCAATATTATCACTTGATTTTCTTACTTTCCATAATTGTGTTTTTTGATAAGTCATAGCTCCAACAGGGGCAGTATTATCTTGAAAAAGTACATAATCATTATAACTATCATCTGTATATTGAAAATATGCTGTTCCATGTGAATATGTACTATAAGTTCTAATTCTATTGTAGTTATTATTGTCGTTAGCAGGAGTTCCTAAATTAGTTGCTGTATTTGCTGACTTTGCTTGCCAAAAATTATTAACTGAAACATTATCTGTTCTAGTTCCATCTACGTTTATTCTACTTGTTGTGCTTGTTGTTCTAATAAAATCTCCTTTATTTATTGTTGTGCCTCCAGCTATGCTTGAATATAAAGTAGTAGAAGTAGTGCTTGGTATACAATACTCATCATCTTGATTTACATATACTGTAAACTCTACTGCTGCTGTTTGTAAAGTTGGTGTATAAAAAGGGTCATATTTATTTTCTATATGCCAATTACAGCCACTTCTTGCTCGTTTATATTCTGGATTTTCTGTATGCTCACTTGCTCCTTGATATATCCAGGGACATCTATTAGGGACAACTTGTCTTTTTGGTAGCAGTATTCCTTGTAAATCAAAAGGGGCTTGAAGTTGAAAAACTAAAGCATCTTTTGTTCTTTGTTTTAATCCATCAATTAAATACACATCTCTTGGGTATTCAATAGGAGGACTATTAGTGTCTCCTTCGCTTTTTAAAAATTTTCTAAGTGTAGTTCTTCTTATGACTCTTAATCCAAACATTTCTTCATAGTCTATACTTCCAACAGCAGTTTTAAAAACACTCGTTGCATTTGCAAAACTTATTGTTGGTTGTGGCATTTTTGTTGCTGCAGTTTTATTAAATCCTTCCATTTGTACTGGTAAAGGAGTATAAGTTCTAGTAACAGAATTATCATCATAATCCAGCATTGTTATACTTCCAAGACTTGCGTCTACTCCATCGTGAAAATACGCAAAACTTCCTTTTACAAATTCTATTTCATATAAAGAGATTACTGCAGAACCAGGGTCTTGTTTAAGTAAATCTTTTAAAACTAACTTTTCTGACATTATGCTTCATACACCCTTCTAAAAGTTGCGTCTAGAGTATAATAATCGTCATACTCCCATTTTTGAGTCCAATCCTCACAAACTACTTTTATTGTTTCTGTACTACTTCCTGCATTTGAATCTGCAAGGTCAAATCTAAATTTAGTTACACCTGCTAAAGATTCAAAGAAAGCCACAAGGTCATCTATCTCTGCTTTTGGTCGAGTTTGAAAAGTTACAGCTATTTCTTGATTTAAATTATTTATACCATTTTGTACTCTTTGCTCATACCCGTCACCAAATGAAACTGTGAAAGTTCTTGGGGTGTTACTTCTACTTAATTGTTTGTCAGGTTGTACAGCACTAGAAAATCCAGTGATATTTGAACCATCATTTTGCATTATTCCGTAAGCCATTATATACTACTTAAAAGTCCTCCTGCTCGTTGTTCTTTTGCGATTGTGTCTTGTGCTATCGCCGCTATTGTTTTTCCTAATTCTCTTGCACCATCTCCTGTTAATACAGATTCTGCTTGACCATTCTGGTCTACATTTACAGTAACATTTACATTATTTGTTCCACCAGCGCCTTCCATTTTTACAGGTATTGCTCTATCATTTCCTAAAGGAACAACTGCTTCATTACCATGCATTCTTACATTGTAACCTGATTCTGGACCGTCAAAGATTCCTCCAGTTCCAGCTCCATATCTACCCCCTTTTGTCATTCCTCCATATCTAAACCCTAACATGTTTTTAAATCCTGATATTAAGTTTTTAAAGAAACCACCGGGACCATCTGCAAATCCTTCTCCAAATGCAAGAGTTTTTTCTGCTACTAATAGTGAGAATTGAAGTTGTGCTACTTTCTGCATGAGTTTTGCTGCTTTTTCTTGTTCTCCTGCCATAGCAAAACCTGTTGCTACAAATCCACCGAATTCTGCAACACCTGTTGCAAACTTAGCACCATCAGCTAGCGTTTTATTAGTAAATTGAGTTGTCTTTGTTCCATCTTCGTTTGTTACTTCTTCTTCTGCAAATATAGTTGGAAACTTTTCTTTTAATGCTTCCATTCTTCTTTCTGACCTTGTCATTTTATCTGCTGCTTCATCTGCTGTTGTTCCTAGTTTTTTTATTGCCTGGTCGGAAACAACAGTTGAATCTGTAAAGTTAGTTACAGCAGAATTTAGTTCTTTAACTTTATCGTCTGCATTATCAAATTCAGTTTGAAGACCACCTAAGCTATCTTGAGCTTCTACTTCTTTTCTCGCTGCTACTTCCAATCTTGCTGCATTTCTTTCCTGATTTACAACTAATTCTGCTTCTCTGGCTATTCTCTGCTTATATAACTCATCATATTTGTGCTCTTCTTGCTTAAATTTATTTAGTAACTCAAAACCTTCTGATATTTCTTGTGCAGTTTCTGCGTTTAATATACCACCGGGAGCTGCCTCTAAGAATCTGTCTGCTCCTGGTAAGGCATTAAATGTATCTTGTGCATTATTTGCTCCTGACATTATAATGTCTGCTATACCAACTTCTCTACCGTCTTTAATAAATCCTCTTAGTTTATGCTCAACTATCTTACCAGATGAATCAAGTATCGTGTCAAAAACGGGCTCAAATCTTGTGGCTATCTGCTGAACTATGTTGTGGTCAGCTTTTAACATACCACCACCACCATCATATACCATTGACCTTGCATCAGATGCTCTGTTTTTAGCATATAAATCTGAGCCTGTCACAAATCTGCCTCCCTGTAATATTGCAAGTTCGGCTTTTTCTGATTCTATTGTTTCTTGCATTTCACTAAGAGCATTTAAATTGCCTTTTGCTCTGTTAAGTGCAGTTTCTGCTTGATTTCTATCTTCAACCGCTTTAGCGTGTCTTTCTTTTAAATCTGCTAATTGAAATGCTGAGAGAGAATCTACATGAGCCTGTGCGGCTTGTATCATACCTTCTTTAATCATTGAAGCTGCTGCAAATCCTCCTTTCATAAAGGGAGAATCTGGGTCTGAGAATCCTGCTGCAAATTCTTTTTTCAGTGCTACAACAAATTGTTCTCTTTGATAATCAGGGTCGAGAGGAGTTCCTCCAAACATTAATTTTAGTTGAAATTTTGCAATAGAATCACCAAGAGCATTTGTAATTATGTCTGTAAACTTTTTACCAAAATCTTTAAAAGCGTCAGCTTCTCCTCTTAATATTTTTCCAAATGAAGCTCCTAAATCTTTTTCTAAAGTTTGAAAAACAGTTCGATAAGTGGTTAGCATTTTATTTGCATTATATTCAATAGTTGCTAATCTCTCAAACTCTAAGTCTAGTGCTTGTTGTGCTAGTTCAATTTGTCTTTCTGCTGATTTTATTCTTGATTTATTTCCTGTCTCAATTGCAATAAGTAAATTATTTTCTGCTGTTATAACATTTGTTGACGCTTGTAATAATTTTTCCATTCCTTTTGCAAAATCTTGTGCATTTTTCATTCTTTCGGCATCTCCAAACATCATAGAAGATGCGCCCTCTCCAGCTATCATAGCATCATTTAATGCTGTTTGTGCTTGGAAAGCAAGGTCAGCAATCATTTTGAATTTTGTAAGTCTAGCGTTTGCTACACCCATTTGAGCGTCATACTTGCCTATAGCATCGACTCCCTCTATTCCCATTTCTTTATTTAAAGTTTCAAGTATATCTAGTTCTTTTTCTAAAGCATCGATAGCCTCTTGAAAAGGAACTTTAGGTAACGCTTGTGCTAAAGCATTTATTTGTTTTACAGAGTTCTGTTGTGCTCTTGCTAAAGCTGCAACTGCTTGTTGTTCTTCAACTCTTTTAGCTGTATGTCTGGCAATTTCTGGTCTTAGGTCGGATAAAGTTTTGCCTGCCTCTTGACCATCAATTATTATTTGTCTAAAGTCTTCGTCCATTGACTGTAGGACATTAACTGAGACCTGAAGTTCTTTTCCAAACTTTCTTACTTCTTCATTATTTTTGCCCATAATTCGAGACATAACTTCAAAAGAAACTATTCTATTAGCTAAGTCTGCACTTTGAAAGGCTCCTCCTATTTGACTAATAGTTTGTCCTGCATCTTGTAATAAACCTGATTCAAATATTTTTTGAGTTTTTTCTAATTCTTGATTTAATGTTTTTTGAGTTTCAGTTAGTTCTTGTGTTCTCTTTCTTAAATTCTCTTGAGTTTGGTCAACTTTTCTAAACATTTGAAAAAGTTGTTTAAGCATTTGAAAAATCATGACTGCAATACCGATAAAACCAATGGCAGACATAATACCACTCATGGCTTTACCAAACTGCATACCTGCAAATTTCATCATTCCCATTACTCTACCATGCTCTGCTTGCATTTCATAAAGGTCAGCTTTAAAAGATTGTTTCATTTTTTCAAAACCTACTTCTGCATCTGCTACCATTCTTTGTCTTTGTGCTTTTAATATCTTTACTGTTTTTTCATGCTCTTTACGAGTTTTCTTTTCGAACTTAATCATTATAGATTCTTTAGACTTAACAGCTTGTTCATAAGCTGCAATATCTGCTTTTGTCGCCGCTCCTGGAGTTGCTAATCTTTCAATTCTTTCTGCAGACATTCTTTTAGTAACTTTTAAATCACCGCTACCTGCAACTGCTGCTGCTTGCGCCCCTGCTTTCCCGTAGTCTACGGTAGGTGTAGCTCCTCTTATAAGTCCGCCTGTAATTGAAGCTGCAAATACTCCAATAGCTGCTGTTGCTGATTCAATATTATTTGTTAAAAAGTCTCCGAAAAATTCAGCTAGTGGGCCGATAAAACTTCTGAGTCTATTCAAAACTTCATCGAAAGCGACCATCAGTTTATTCAATTGGTTAACTGAGTCTTCTCCTAAAAGTTGATTAATAGCGCCATACCTTGTTTCTGCCTGCATGAGGACATCATTGGCTACTGCTTGTGATTTTTGGAAAGTTGTTAATTGTTCTTTTGTCGTACCTATCTGTGCGGCATACGCTCTAGTTGCTTCATCTAGTCTTAAAATGATACCTAGTTCGTCTAAAAGTTCTGGTTCGGCTTTTGTTACACCTCGAATGAGACGATTGAATGAGTCTGTTGTATCCCTACCCAAAGCTACAGAAACAGTCTTTGCTGCTTCACCAAGTTCGTTTAATTGAGAGGGGGATAATCCTGCAGCAAGTCCTATAGCTGCAGCTTGTGATGCTTCTTTGAAAGTTACTTGAGCTGCTGTTGCTGTTTGAATATCTTTTGCTAAAGTTTTCATAGCTCTACCAGTAACACCAGCAAAAGCTTCTTGACCTTCTTGTAATACTCTAAAATCAGCAGCTTCTCTTAAAAATCTAAATAAAGCATCAAGTGCAAATAATTGAGCTGCTAAAGTAGCATATGCAGGAACTAGTCCTCCAGTGATACCTTGCGACATTTTACTAAAGTTTTTAGTAGTATTGGAAGACATATTTGATACGCCTTTCATTGCACGGTCTGTTGACCTTGCATTTTTATCTAAAGTATTAAACGAGGAACCAGCCTTATCGGCGTCCTTCTTTACTTTATCTAAGCCTTTAGTGGTGGCCTTAAACTCAATGGAACCACCTTGCGTCTTTTTACCTTTTTTACCTTTTGCCATATTTATTTCTTATTTTTTGCTGCTTTTGCTTTTCTAGCCACTTCTTCATTTATAGAAGACATTCTTTGAGCATCAATATGCTTCATAAAGAATATTAATGTTTTCTTATCTTCGATTTCATAGATATCTAATATATCTCCCAGTCCGGTTAAGTTCTTTCCCATATAGTAACCATTCATTCCGTCCCAAGTATCTTG